CAAATCATCAGGACCATCTTGCTTAATACGTCCACCATGTCCCCACATTAAGTAAGTCTCGATGTCAGTAGCAATCTTAGTCAAATGAGCAGCTTCCATTGAAGTCAAGAAAGTGCGAGACAAATCACCATTCTCCATGGCACGCTTAACAGCATCTTTACCCATAGTTTTTACCATGTCTTCCAAAGACGTGATAGAAGGATCCATGCGCTTGTCAAAATTGCGCCAGATCTCAGTTACAGGTACAGTACCATCAGCATTCATACCTCCTTTGATCATAAGATCAGCGCGAGAAGAAATGCTGTAATGAACGTGAGCTTCAGCACCACCAACATAGTTGTAGAACTCACGATACCCAGCACCAGTTTGAATATCAGAGAAACGTTCTCCATATTCTCCACGCGCAGAACCTTTACGGAATACACGGGTACCATTTGCAAGATATTGGTTGTCCAAGAACCGGTAGTTGTCATTGTTTACCAACTGCACAGTGTAAATGAAACCATCACCAACAGGCAAGATGTCATCAGCAGTGATATACAATTCAGCGCCATTATACTTGTCATAAGTAATGATGTCACCATGACCAAATTCACGCTTGTTCAATTTAATTTTGAAGGTTTGACCATCAATACCTTTAGTAGCATTGTTAGGTTCAATATCTTCAATAATATAAGGAAGCTCAAGGCTTACTGGGGTTTGCCATTTGTACTCACCGCGAGCATTATCCACCTGGATAACATTCTTGCCGCCAAAAGAAGACATTTGATAAAGAGGCATTTCTACTTTTTGAGCCATTGCCCAAAGGTCAACGGGACCCATATCCATAGGTTCTGCATCTTTCAACATGTTCACTAAGTGGTAAGAATCCACATGAGAACTGGCAGCATACTTGGTATCTCGTAAGAATATACCATTATTTAAAACTGGAGTTGCCATTTTTACTATTTAATTAAAGGTTAATTGTTGTGTATTAAGGATTAAAATCTTTGAAATATATTTTTGTTAGAACGTGATAAGGTTTTCTTAGCTTTTGAGGGTGTTGAATCTTCTTCACGCTCTACTACTGCAGAACCTACTCTACGTGCTTGTTCTGTTTTTAAAGAGCGCACAGTTTGCTCAGTTGACGCGCGACTACCTTGAGATTTAATTTTTGTTTTAAATCCGTCAGGATCTGCTAGTAACCATAAAGCTTCAGCAATCAGCTCATGATTAGGTTCAACCCATTGATACTTTTCTAAAAGGTGCCCTAACAAATTAGTTGGTTTACCACTAATAGAAGGATATCCAGGTTGTACTAATCCTGTGTAAAGCATGTTTTGAGTCTTGCGATCAAGCTTTACACCACCGATTTCACCTTTTTCAAGAACACCATACACACTGTCTACAAATTCATTTGCAATAGCTTGTTGTTGTTCTTTTTGTTTTTCCTGTTCTGCAATTCTACGAGCAACTTCTTTTTCTCGAATCGCTTCCAGCTTAGGTTTATACTGATTAGCTTTTTGCTCAAGACGACCTATATCTTTAAATGTCGCAATTTCTTCTTCAATTTCATCTTGTGATAAATCACCTTTAACAGATAAGTATTGACGAATAATTGCTTCTTGATCATTAGGATCAGAAGGATCTAGTTCTAGTGCTTCACTAACTTGAGAGAGATGTTGCATCATGCCTTTAATATCTTGCCCACCTTTGGAAATATAATCCATAAGGTATTGCATCTCTCCTGGCATAGATTGAAAAATCTCTTGAGGAATCTTTTTAGAAAGCTCTGCTTCTTTTTCTTTCATGTTGGCTTCAAAAAGCTCACGAAAATCTTTTGCAGAATACTCTTCTAAAGGTTTCTCATCATCAAATGGAAAAAGAGTACCTTCTTCAATCATTTTTGATGCAAGTTCTACAAGACCACTCTTGTCAACTTTTTTACGACCACGTCCACTAGAACTCTCTTGTTCAGAGATTAAATTATCAAGCTCACTTAATGATTCTTCATCATCTTCAGAAGTTTTAGGTTCATCATCAGTTGATGATTTGCTAGTATCTTCTACAACAGGCTTTTCTTTTTCTGGTTTATTGTCAAGGAACGAAGTGTCTACATCTGTAGACGAAAAGATATTAGGTTTTTTTTCTTCTTCCTCTTCACCTTGAACTATAATGTTCTCAGCTCCAGGAAGAGCAAACAGTTCATCAATATTGACATCTGCTTGTGTAACCTCTGTCATCTCTTCATTTTTATTTTCTGCCATTGTTCGTTGGTTTATGTTATTAATATAGACAAATTTATTATATAAACTTTAAAAAGTTGAAATTGTTAGTGTTGTAAGTAGTAAAAATAGTTTATTATATAGCAAGTATTACTCCTTTACATCATATCTATTTTTATTTTCTCTAGCAATTTGCAACTGCTTTTCAGCAATTTCCCGATCTGCATTAATTTTTTCGCGCTCAACATCTAGTTTAGCATTAGTAATTGCTTGATCAGAATTTTGCTTTTCACGTTGAAGGGTTGTTTGCTGTTGATACTGTTCTGTTTGACGAATATCCTTCATCACATCTTGATAATCAGATTGCTCATTTTTATTAATATCCATCATGGAACCATAACCGGCAGCTCTAATCTCAGCAACAAGAATATCTTTTTGACGATCTTTTTCTTTTTCAGCAGCCTCATAATCTTGTTTCATCTTTTCTTCTTGTTGTTTAGCTTGTTGTTCTTGTTGAGCGAGTTGCTGTTGTTGTTGATACTCTTCTTGACGTTGAGCATTAGCTTTCTCCTCAATTTTCTTAAGAACACTAGAAACATCCGCCATAGATTCAGCTTCAATAATTTGACCCAAATCATATATGCTTGCACCGGCAGTATTGTTTTGAACAGCTAGTTGTTTAATCTGGTCTAAGATTGCTCTGTGATTAGCTTTGGTCGTAGCATATACACCAATTTCTCTTAACAACAGATCTGTACCATGCATTTGGAAGTTAACAATCTCATCTTTAGAAGAGATGTATTGTAAACGAGCTGAAGGTTTAGTTGAATAGTAGTATTGAGCAATGTCAGTACGCATCTGATGCACGCGAGGCATTAGGTAATCACAGTGTTGTATAAAGTACTGTTCTGTTTGAGCATATGAACCAACAACTGCTTGCTCAATAGCAGTAGCTGTTTGTTGACCAATTTGTTGACCCATCCGCTGTGGTGTTACACCAACTACTTCAAATGCTTGCATTTTAAAGTAATTAGCAAGCTGGATCCTAGACATTAACCTTTCTGTTTGTGAAAGGTCTAGTTTTTGGAAATGATTAAAGTTTAACGCATTCTCAGTATTTGTGATACTTGTATCTAAAGGTAGCATCTGAAAGTTCTTCATTGCTACATATGCCTTACTAAGATTATTTCTACCCCAATCTTCACCTGCAGAGTGGCGAGGTAAAGTATTTTGGTCAAGCATAATTACAGTACCTAGCTCATCAACTAGAATATCAGCAATCTGGTTATTAACAATATTATAACCAATTTGAAATGGTTTCATCAGGTCAACAAGCGAAGTAGACCTAGTATTGCGATCTGAGAAAACAGAACCTTCTACTGGTAATTTGCAACCATATAGAGTATTATCACCTTTCATTTGGTAACGTAGTCTTCCTGGTCGATTCTTTTGTACACCCAGATAAATAGGATTAATACCACCGGGGTTATTCATCCCCCAAAAAGATGGGTGATTAGGACCAATTTTTACACCACCATAAACATCATTAATCCAAATCCATTCTATATGCTCACCAAAAACAAGATTGTCTTTATTCTTATTTTTAAAGAGACTGTTATCGTATACAGGCTTATGAGTTATTTTGTAATCTTCTCCTATAATACTTGTCTCTACATTTCCTAACTCATCAATTTTAGTCAGATGACCCACACGTCTTTGTGACTTCCAATATACAGTTGTTACTCTTAATAAATGGGCTACACCTACATCAAAGTAATCCTCGCTTTCAGAAAGAATCCAGTTTACAATATCCCCGCCGTTATATATCCAATTATCATATACAGATGTAAATTGACGATATGCAAGACTTGGCATGTTAGTATTCCACTCATGAGACTTTGTAGCATCATAGTAGGTACCATCATTTTGATAACCTTGAATAGGATAGCCGGCAGAGCGTACAGGATAAATAGCTTCTAATGACTTAAGCTCATCCTCAGTCATTAAATATCCATATTTATCTATAACATCTGATACAGATAACATGTCTGTTTTACCTACCCAGTTACCTTGAGAGATATAACGTACATCAGGAGACTTATGGTAAAAAGTTAAAACAGGATTCCAGAGCTCTACATCATAATCATCTTCCATCATATGAAAGTGCCAGAATTCCCTATCTGTAATTAACATATCACGGAAACCGCGCTCTTCTAACTCTTCAATTTTAAAACGCTCCATGTCATGTTGCATAAGGTGAGTAGCCCACTGTTCTGCTTGTGACTTGTAGTTAGTTCTAAAATAATCTTCAATTTCCGGTAAACTTTTTAGTTTTTCTGGTGATAACTCTTGTTTAGCTTCTTCAGATTCTGGAGAAATACCCATCTCCATCATCTTTTGTGTAATTTTCTTTTGAGCATCTGCAATAAGAACTTCTTCAACCATAGCTTTCTTTTCTTCAAGAAGCTCGTTATAAGAATACTCATCAATTGCTTTAAAAGAAATTTTAGTGTTTCTTTTAGCAAATTCAGATACAAGAACATTAATTACATTAGGTATGATTGGATAAAACTTAAGCTCTAGTGCACTATAGTCTTCTTGCGTAAGAGTTTCAACGAGATCTGACATCTCATTATTCTCATCAACTATATAGTCTGTTTTATCAATAATTCCTTTTGCTAACTTGTAGTTCTTCATAAGGCGCCGTGCATTACGGCGCAATTGCTTTATACCATTCCACTCTAACCAATCAATGTTCCACGCAGCCCACTCATCAGTTTTTTCTTTATCTGGTATAAACTGTAAAGGTTGAGTAACACTACCCAACCTATTGTAATCTGCCTTTGCTCCATTCTTGAGCTGTAATGCATTATATATTTGCATCTTATCTTATGTTTTTAAATGGACTCCTCTTCATACCTTTTGGTAATATAGATTTACCCATGTGTCTAAATGGACTACTATTAAATTTACTTAATTTATCTGATTTTTCCAATTGCTGGTCATCTCTAATCACGCGTTTTGCATATCCCCTGTTTGTTTGTTGAATTTTAGCAAACGCTACTAAAGCAGAAAAAGCTACTAATCTATCCACGTTAAGACCATCGTGATAGGCTTGCATTTCACGTAAAAGCATTATATCTGGTATACGCTCAACACCAAACTTTGTACGCACAATTTTACCATCTTCATCTATTTCCTCATCTAGTTTTTCTTGCAGATACTCAATAGCATAAGATAGAAGATGGTTTTTAAATAATGTACCTGTATTCTTCCAACCATAATCTGCATACACAGCTTTGTTGGAAGTAATTTCTTTCAAAAAAAGAATCTGATCTTTTGGTACCAGATACTTTTGCTTACGCTTCATCATCATGTATTGAATAAATAAACTGACATTATTCTCTACAAGTGTCCAGGCATTATATAGTTCAATTAAGTTTTCTAAACGCTCATGAGTTTGTTTAATATCATCAAACCGACCACACCAGGATGCAACAATTTTATCTCCTTCTACATAACTATTTACAGTATCCGCTTCAACCTTTGTAACTTCTGTTGGAGCTTTATATACAAATATTGAGCACAACGAATCTGACGTTGTAGTTTTTCCTTCTCCCACAGGGTCAATAGATGCGTAGTACATACCAAAAGAAGGGTTTTTAACAGGGCGCTCATATATAACTACAACACCTTCTTTATCAGTAGCATTTTTAGGTATTGGAAATTCATTGATAGGTAGTTTACGAGTCTCTTTAATAACTACTTTATCGTGTTCATCACGAACTAAATTCACATATTCTATAGAAACTTCTTTATCTTGAATACGTCTAATTTGCGCATTGACAAGATGTTGTGGAAACTTTGATTCTTTTCTATAAGCAAATGCTTCTTCTATGTTTCTAGGATGCTGAGATATACGCAGTTGATACTTATCAGAAGGTAACTCTTTCTTCCATGTGGCAAACTGTTCTTCTAATGCTACAAGGGCTTCTTCTACTTTTGAATTCCCATAGTCGTCGATAAAGGGTGGCATTGACCACTGCTCTGGTATAAACAACCCAGATTTTCCAAAGGTACCGTCTTTGTCAATTAAATTTGATTCAACTGCATAAATATCATTGACCTCTGGTTTTAAAACCATATCTTTAAGTGGTTCACATTGGTCAAGGTCACCTACAGACCCTGCGGCTATAAACATGCCACTGCTTACTAAACCAGATTTTAGTGCAGGTCTTATATACTCAAAAGTATCATCCATCTTTGGTGCAATACCGGCTTCTTCATGAAAGAAGTATTTACATGGGCCACCAACACCATTTGTAGGATCTTTCTCAAATGACATGCCTTGAATAGTACCTTTAAGACCAACCTCACTTTTTCTATTACCCTTACGTACCTCAATCTTCTGTTGCCACATCAATGTCTTGCTAGGATTAAATGGTCTATACCATGCAGTATGCTCATTCAAAAAAGCAGAATATTCATCAAGCATTTTCCAGGTACCTTTCTCATTGATGTAATCTTTAAGACTCGCACCCATTTTTAAAGTAACACCCTCTTCAAACCAAACCTGATTTATAAGCTTTGCAGAATGAAAGTATGAGCTAGCAATTTGACGTTTCTTAAGAATCGCGCAGTGTTTGTAATGAAGCTCTGCTAGTAACTCATAAAGAGCCATATGATACTGAGCATCGCGAACTTTTGCAAAGCCAAACAAGCCTTCTTCCTTATCATAAATAGGTAAGAAATTGAGCCACATGTAGTAATCACGGCATACATACCATGTCTTATCACCAGAAATAACGATTATACCATTTCTGTTTTTAACTTTCTGATTATCCCAGTAGTTGACAAAATCTTTGCTTTTAACAGGCGCTTGACAAAAATAGTTACGTTCATTAAATATAGTTGCCTGTTCATTAAAGATAGCAGTGTCCTCATTAAACCCGTATTTACCCGGTTCTTTAAACAGACCTAGTAAAAAAGATTTAAACTCTTCGCGGTTACCAAATTCTGTAATTTCCCAGTTACCATTACGCCAAGTTGGTATACGCTCATAGTATTTTGCACCACTTCTACTGATCATATGCTAAACTTTGACCACCACGAACTGATGATTGTTGTTCATCTTTAAGATCCCTATAAGCACCTTTAAAGCTTTCACGAATCTGTTGATACTTAGCTGCAGCATTAACAAGAGAGTTAATGTTACCATCTCTACCATGCTCAATTGGTGTATTTTCCATGTAATCCGCTAATCTATCAAGCATTGTTTTAATTCCTCTGTACGCGCGCGATGTTGGTGTCTCATACAGTTTCTTAACAATTTCTAATGCTTGAATGATATAAGGATCTTCTGTAGAAAAGTCAGCATCTATTTCTTGAAGAATTAGTTCCTCGCGATCAATATCAGGAACATCAAAAAAAGGATTTAGATCAGGATTCATACATGTCATGTAAAACACATACTGATAAATCTTAAGA